TACTATTAACTTACCAGGTCACAGGAACCTCATAGAAGTCCTTATAACTCTTCATCAAAGATTTATAATTCCAATCAGGATAATGCCAGTAATCCATCGTCGGATCATACACATACCCATCATGCAATACTGCCACGTGGCCGGCCTCATCAGGATCTATGGATTTCATGTAGAGGAGCTGCACACCCGTACATCCTACCCTGATCATGTACCTGGCCAGTGCCAGGGAACGGTCCTGGCAGTCACCACGGCCCTGTTTGAATAGTTCATCCTCAGTTAAATCATAACCCTGGTGTACTTCAAACCCTAACCCTAATAATCGGTCATAGTATGCTCGGATTAACTCGGTACGGCAACAGCCGTTTTTATAGCGGTTGATGAAACCTAGAAGATTGTCTATTATGTATTGTAGAAAAGAAATCATCCCCATTAAACCCTCCCTGTTATGTGAATGTGAATGCTTTACCTGACTTTTTAATCGTGGCCACGAAGGGTAATTCTTCCTCGTAGCGTTCTAACTGGTCCGTGAGTACCACGCTACTGGTGAATACTACGAATTTTTCCCCGTTTTCTTCGAATTGGATTGTGGTGTAGTGGGGGCTTTTGTCCTGGAATTTGCTGGGCTTCACCTTGTAGCCTAATACGGTGATTTCCACGTTTAGAATGTCTTCTATTTTCTTTTTTTTACCTTCTAGCAATCCTTCTTCTTTCTTTGCGAAGTCGCTGAATTTATGTACCACATAGTCGCCTCCATTGTTCCTCCAGGCCCATGGCCTTACTGAGATTGTGACTGTTACACCAGCGGAGCCAACCCATCATTGAAGCCAGGCTGCTCCGGTACTGGTCCTTGGTGATTTTACCCTCTAAGTATTCTAGGGGCAATTCTTGGATTCTCTTTTTAAATCGTTTCTGTGTACTCTTCCGGAGTAAAATGTACTCAGGGAAATGCCTGTACCCTAAAAAGTCAATGCCCTGACTGACTGGGAATAATGCCTTTTTACTAAGGGTTAACTCTAACTTGTCGAATAAGAATTCTTCAATATCAACTAAAAGAGTGTTTAAATAATCCTTATCCGGGTGTAGGATTAGGAAATCATCACAGTAACGCATATAATATTTAACATGGTGGTGGTGTTTCAGGTACTGGTCTACTTCATTCATGTAGAGGTTCCCGAACCACTGCGATGTGTAGTTCCCGATTGGAACATTCTTCCCGCCAGGTACGCTGAAAACAATATCTTCCAGTAACCAGAGTGTATCCTTACACTTAATCTTCTTTTTCATGATTTTGTAGAGGATCTCATGATCCACTGATGGGTAGAATTTACTGATGTCCATTTTCAGACAATAGGATCCGGGACCCGCCCTTCTGATGAAATCCATCAACCTTTTACTACCCGCATGGATCCCCAGATTCTTCCGACAAGCAAAAGAATCCCTGATAAATAAACCCTCCCATATAGGTTCAATAACATTCATCAGACTATGCTGAACCACACGGTCAGGATTATAGGGTAACCGGTAAATCTCCCGGGTTTTAGGTTCATGAATCGTGAAAACTGAGTAGTTACTGGTTGTATATGTCTTCTCAATTAGGCTCTTCTGGATGTTCTTTATGTTCGTGTCAAGTTTTGCTTCGAATCTTTTAATCGTATCCTGCCAGGACTTACCACGCCTAGCATTCCTATATCCCATGTAAATATTGTCATAAGTTGTTATTTTCTCGTATAAGTTTCCATGTCGTTTCATGTAATATGTAAAACCTTTGGCCCACGGGTTCCAACCCATGAGGGTGTACTGTGTGGGTCAGGGTTCCTCCCGTTGTGTGTTTCAACACCATTGTGGTGTCGTGGTTAGTGCAGGGCCTAGATAACGTGGGGTTTTGGTTATCTTAAGTGAACCGCCTGCTGATATTCGTATTCGCATTCCACCGATAGTTATTCGCATTCCGACACTGGGACCTGCAATTCGAAGTATTATTCCAATTACCGCCTGCAACGAGTGTGCAAAACAACTGTAACACGGCCCTGCCAAAAACCAAATATTTTTTTCTCCTCGTATCATCGGAGAATTTTCGCCTCGCGTTTTCGATTTCCGATTTAGAGTGGTTCACAAGCGAACCGCCCGCCGATAAGCGTATACGCATACCACCGAAAGTAAGACGCAAACCGACACCGGGACCCGCAATGCGAAGAAGAATACCAATAACCGCCCGCAACGAGCTTAACATCTCCATAATCTCCTTGCCTGTAGAGACTTCCAACAGTCCCCGCTAGGTTGTAGTAATTGAAAGATGGACTGAAATAGGCACTGTCAAAGGTGTTATTTGCACTGTTGGGGAATGTTGCTTCAAGGCGGTTGTCGCTTCCATCATCATAGTACAGGGCCACGCCATTGGTGGCTGCACTGGCATCATGTTTCAATTGAACAACCACTGCACCATCATAATTTGTTGACAGGTACACATGTTTACCATGCACTGTGTTGTTGATTAGGAGTTTCCCAGGTTCGGTGGCGGCCCGATCCATATAAACTGGGATGCCTGTGTCTGCACTTGCATCGTGTTTGATGATGAATTTCTGACTGCTACCGAGACTGATCCAAACATCCGCCGCATCGGTTGCCATGTTCGAGCAGAGATATGGGATTCCACTGGTACTGAATTTCAAGTAAACCTGGTTTCCCCCAGGGCTAGCCACGTGGTAAACGGTTGTGGTTGCACCCGCAGCGGCTAAACCAATATTGGCTGCGGCCATGTCAAACCGGTAGGTTTGGTCCTGGAGCCATTGATACATTGCCCCGGCAACATCCTCCAATCCGGTGTAGGTGATCATACGTCTGGATGCTGTGTCCACATGGCCCCCAGTGGTGACGGGGTCTGCACTACCGGTGATGTTGGTTTCTTCATTAGTGCCCCGGGCTGCTATCTGGAATTCCCCATCTGTGAGCATTCTCAGTCCAACTTTCCCTGCTCTTTCAACAAAAGCGTTCCAGTCGATAGTGTCCAGAATGGTTGCCCCGTTGACTGATTGTACTCCGCTGGCCCCATCGTCACTGGCTAGGTAGATTTGGATCCAGAGTTGTAGGAGGTCATCATAGACCATTCCCCTGTTATCAAAGTTCCTGGCCCTGTGACGGAGGTCCCATACACTGGCCGGTAATATTTCCCCTGCCAGGTACCCGCTCAGACTATGCCCTGCAATGGTGCCAACATTGGCGCATAGAGTATGGAATCCACCGGCTCGGACGCTGCTATCGGCATCATAACCTGCAGGGTAGGTGGATGCTAGGCTGTAAGCTATGTCAAGGAAACCATCATCATAACAAGCATAGATGTTGTAATCCTTCCCGGCTTCGATGGTTCCGGTGTCGAGGTCTGCACTGGTGACGGTTATGTCTTCATCGAGCCAGACCACACCATCCACTGTTCTGATTTTGAATGGGCCGTTGGTGGCTCCTTTCAGGATGAGTTTATCCTTATCTGTACTGTGGGGGTAGATTAAACGGCGGTCACGTTCGGGCACTAGTTCGATGTAATCTGTTCGGGGTGCTTTTCCTATCATGTTAACTCCACCACTGCGGATTCGATTTCTGTTTTAGAATATTCTCCAGTTAACTCTGATACTTTAACTCCCTGCGCCTCTGCATTGAGCCGTACAACATCCATCCACTCATCAAACCCTTTCTGTTTATGTAATGGTAATGGGTTTTCTATTTCTTCCATAACCCATTCCCCTTCCGGGTCGTCAGGGTTCACGGGTTTAATGGCTTTGGTGGCTGTTCGGTCGTCGAAGTCCTGTAGGCTGGTGAGTTCCCCCACCACTGTTTCTTTATCTATGCTGAGTAGGTTTAGGAAATCCTGTTTCACACTAATCATACTAAGTTCACCTCAAAAGGTCAGCACGGAACACCGCACCAGCACTGAATGTGACTGTTTCAACACCTATTTCAAATGTTTGATGATAAGTGTCATCTGGTTTCAGTGTTTTAGCAATACTAGTTGTTCCATCACTCACAGTTACTGTTATTTCCCCCGCACTGTCATTGATAACATCAATCCCGATTGCAGGGTCACCGGTTACTGTGTAAACATTAGCTGTTAAATCGGATTCATCTATACTGGCAAAACAGGATGGTTCACGTGTGTTGACAATTGGTCGTGCATAATCTGTTTCACCTTCAACGTTACCTGATTTGTCCATGGGTATGACACAGGCGGCGGTTCTCTCCGTGTCTGTGCATGGGTTGCATTCAACACCTGAAACTATTCGTGC